CGGGGGGTCGAACCATCTATCCGTGGTCCGAGGAATGGGCCCTGAGTTGACAAGTCTCAGTGAATAATCATAGTCGATAATAACTACTCATAAATCCTCGGGTTGTTGCTCCGAATGTACCTAGGAAATCACGAAGACGATTTCTGTCAACGCGTGGTGGTTGCCATTCCTGGTTTATCTGGGAAGTGTACAATTCATAATTATCGTACCATTCGGGTGGACACACAATAGGCATGCTCACACAACAATCTAAGTATAAACTATCAAATGCTGCTTCAATTGCTAATTGGTCAGCTATCGTTATATTATACAACTCCTCGACTAGCAATCTTGTCGCCATCGGGGATTCTTTTTCTTCTGGTAAAGGGTCATTTATATATTTTCTATACAATTCACGTTTGTACATATCCATATTATTAACAATGCTTTCCCTGATTCTTACACCTCGGGTTAAAGCTACTATTTTTCTACCTAATTTCGATAAAATTGGACAACCGTTATACTGATGTGCTAAAGAGAGACCTTTCGATCTTAGTAGTTGTTTTCTTAGTGATTCCGTACTCTTGACGTATTTCTTATCTACCCAACCAAGTTTCGCCAAAACAGCAACAGGGTTGGTAACTACTATCTTATCTTCTGGTGAGAAGACATTACCGCAAAAACTCGCAGTAGTGACGTCATTTGGTTCTTCAACTTTCATTAACCAACCTAGTTCTTCCCAATCTGATTTTGTAGGGGCGAGTATGCGAGACTGCCAAGCTGAAAGGTTGTCATCCCCTTCAGCTCTAAGTTTCACTATCACTCTCCTAATGAATGCTATGAATTTATTCAAAATCATTGTTGTGAATCCATTTCCTAAACTGGTGTTCATCTCACCGCTCATCCGCGTGGCCATTATCCATGCCATTATATGTTTAAATTTTAATTTTTGTCCTCCGGACAACACCTCGATTATTACCTCCATCTTTTTCCGGTATTCTGGAACACCTTCCGTCATGTATCTATACATTTCAAATTCAACGCATTGCATTACTAATTCAATAAAATGAGCCTCGTAGGAGCATGCATCGCAATTCAAAACCTTTGACACTACGTCGTATAGGGCTTCTAGTATATCGTCGGGTCTTTCCAAAACTGGTACAGTTTTAATAAACTCAGGTTGATTAAACACCTCCGTACCAATCGCATCAAACAGTGGACCACTGTAATCTTTGAAATAATCATCCCTAGCGTTAATTATCCTAGGGGTTTTGGGTGTTGGGTAGTGTTCAAATTTAATAAAACTACCTATTTCAATACCTTTAGGTACTGTTCTTGGATCTTCGTCAGGTGTCTTTTCCCAGACTCCTATCAATTCATCTTTTCTAGCTCTAGAATAATCCGTCGATTCGATCCAGTTATAAAAGTCGACAGAACCTTGGGCCAAGGGTTTTAAGTGTTCTTCGCAATACCTTCTTGTGAAAGATCGCAGGGCTGCCCGTAATATCTCGGAACCTTCCGGTGGTTTGGTTCCTGCCCTTTTTAATAGTCCCATCACTATTGTTGCCTGATGATTGCAATCAGGTATCGGCTGGGCAAAATCAAAATAGATAGGTAGAGTTCTACTCAAGGGAATTCTTTCTTCATCGTCTAATTCAGTAATTCTGCAATGTATTATTTTTAGATCCTCTTTTATTTGTTTCTGGTCTATGCCAGCTGCATTCGGATCCAATTCCGTATACCTATATCCATATTGATATCTACCCACCTGATCGCTCTTCATTTTAAAGCAACAGCATCATTACAGCGCAATATTGGCACTGCAATGGTGGAACCCTTGTTGAACATCCTAACGACGTCCATCGCGTTTGAGATTGATTCTCGACCGTCTCTGAGGGATCGGAATAGCCCTGGGTCAATCATCATTTGTGCTTGTATCCTACTTACTAGTGTTCTCTGCATTTCTGGTTCAGTTCTTTTCCCGTACATTACTGTCATAGCATTACAATCCTGTAAGGCATTTAAATTGATTTCACATTCACGATATACACGAACTCCAAATACCTTCTGGGTGATCGAGGTTAATTGGTATTGACATGCAACGTTTGTCTCTTCAGTCCAGTTTCTTTGTCCGAATATGTTGAATTCCAACCTTACGTAAAAGTGTCCTACTAAGTCGTGGTTAAATTGATATCCAGTGTAACCTCGTGCTTGTAATGTTCTATCATCCTCTTCAACTAACTTATGACCAGTTATACGAAACATCAATTCTCCTTCTTCAAGGAAAAACGAATTCCATATAGTTCTACTACAAACTACAATGATGTCGGTGCACACTTCAGCACAAAGTTTCGCCGACCGGATGATTATATCGGTAAATCTGGTCCGTAAACCATAAACCCGTGGAGCATTGTTTAAGGCAAAAATACGACACATTATCTGCTCCATGAATAAGTGTCTTAGGAATTGTGCGCTTCTCTTAATCGTGTTGCCAATCCCTTTTGCTACTGCAATCACCACTCTCGTCACCGGATGACGTTGTGTGGGTCGAAATAGTCGCGTCGATTCACAGATGTCTCCGTGACCTAGTACCGCATTTAATACACTGCCGCCGGCGTGGTACCATACCTCGGCAATATCTTCTTTATAATATCCTACAGATTCTTCCAACCGGTTATTTAATTCCGCTTGTATTATTGTTAATGGTAATAAAGCAAATGCTATTGTATCACAAGTTTCTTCAACTAGTGAATCAATATCCTTCTTGGCTTCATCGAACTTTTCCTTGGCCAATGCCGCAACATTGACCCAAATACTATTCCACAAAACGCTCGTCCGCTCAGTATAGCTGAGTGGTGCTATATGTAAATCCCCGCATAGATCATTAGCTGAAACTACCAGGTCCTTATTTATTATCTTCCCAGTCGAATCTGTTTTAGATTGCGCAACCTCCAAGGTCTTGACAATCGCCATCTGTTCCATAGCAGTAATAACATGGCCGGCTTGAACTTCTTCAAGCTGTGCCTGCAAATCCTCATTTTGTTCAACAATTTCCTGTAACATGTCATTAGCAGCTATAACATCTCCAGCGGCTTTTTCAACCGTGTCCTGGATACTTTCAGCCACCTCTGACATCTTTTTAGGTACATTGGTGAATGGGTGTTCCTTCTTCAAGTGCACCCTAATATCCCCTGTTACCTGTCTCCCACATTTATTACATACTGTAATCTTCTTCACTTTTTCCCGTTCCTTGCCTTTGGAACCCATACTATCTTCATTCACGTGGGATTTTAACCCACCCGCAATCAAATCGACCTGACCGGTTGGGACGTACCCGTTCCCGGTGGGTTTCGAAGTGCCTACGTTGCCGTTCGATTTTATAGTTTTCTCCATTAGTGCTCATACGATGCAGGGGCGTTTTAGTCCGCTCGACTCTAATTTACGATGTTTTTCTCATTACACCATACTTTCGAAGTTGGTACGCGCTAGTTAATTTCATGACTGTTCCATTTATTTTCATGAGACGTCGTATTGAATTGCGTCTGCGTCAGTATGATCCGAACACAGCTTTTCACATCATTAGGCCTGACTCCTGACTTCACTGTCGCATGACAGGATAGGTCGATCGTAGCTGCGCCTAAGTAGGGTAGTTCTGTGCAGGGTATTGACGTACTACAATCCAAAAAGACATCCGTCAATTAGACGTAATAAGTTCATAAAGACTGCGTTTCCCTTCTCCTTAAACAACTCGGTTTCCCTGCAACAAAATCTTATTTTTGAGAACAATCCACCATCGTGGTAACAAGCAACCTTTTGTAGCTTGACAAACTGAACCCTGCGGCCGAAACTCATCACTTC